TGATGTAGAACCTGGTGTTTTCCAGAGTGCTTGATATCCATCTCCACCTCCCATCTCCTCAAAACGATAAGAAAATCGATAATACCCTTGTTCGAGATACGCAGTATACTGTTCTACTCCATAAGGAACACCGTCAGCCGCAACACCATGACCACCATATGCATGCGTGACGCGAGTATAATTGATATGCATATCACTCGCATCATCAGAGTTGGTTCCGAAAGTATACGTACCCGTGGTTGCTATATATATGTATCCTATCCATATCATACCGTAATAATCAGCAGCAGCCGCAACACGTGTGTTAATATCACTAACTACAGTTGGTCCAGCTGTGCGAGTTGCACCATTAAACAAATTCGTTAAGGCTGTTTCGGTTTCCGGGTGCGCGGTTGCATTATATGAATACGTACGTCTTATCAACCCAGATGAAAATGTTAATCTAAAATCACTTATGTTCAATACTGTTTGATATGTGTTCCCGATCCGTTGCCCAAGGCGACCAATACTTATAGGGTAACCAGCAACGCCACCAACTCCCTCAGTTCCCGAATAGTAGATGGCGTTCAGGAGTGACCCACTGAGTACTCCGGTCGTGGGAACTCTGTCGTAATTGAAGTATTTTGCGGTTAGATATGCCTCTACGGATAGGTACTCGGTAGACGTCAGCTCACGATCGAATACGATGACTTCAGCACATGCCCAATCGGAAGTTTCTGATCCTGCATACGACCCATAATTAATACTCAGTTGATCAGACGCACCATTGGAATACCCCGATGATGTTCTATCGGTTCCATTTGAACGGTACATGTTTCTCTGATCTGTAGACAGAACCCACTGGTTACCATGTAAATCCGTTTGTGGGGTTACCCAACCCCCATTTGGTGAATTTCCGTGATATGCAACACCTGAACGACCACCATGAAAACCCGACAACCAATTCAACGTAGCCCCGTCAAATATACGCTTACGTGTGGGTGTACCCGAAGGTTTATAATAACGAGCTACATGGAATAGGGTATGGTTTGAGGTGGTTGTCATCACATTTGTCGGGAATGTTAAACCATCTGTAGTCCCTCCATAAAGGAATGGAAATTGTGTTTGACCACGACCCTCAATCACACGAATACGGGCAATGACGATACCGGAGCCACCGTTGCCAGCATTACCAGTTGACGCAAAATTTCCTCCACCGCCTCCACCCGTGTGATTAGCACCACTACTTCCATTGATACTCGAAGATGAACCACCCGTTCCACCACCACCAGTACCACCAGTACCACCCGTTCCACCACCACCCGCACCACCACCCGCAAAATAACCATTTACACCATAGTTAGAAAAATTGTATTGATACGTACCAGAACCCCCATTTCCACCAGTTGTTGAAGACCCATCATTACCAACTCCACCCGCACCACCACCACCTGCGGAACCACCATCATTACTGGCAACCTGGGTGGCAATGCCACCGTCATTACCAAATCCACCACTCACCGAACCAGGTTGTGTAGCTTGTCCATTTGTAGTGTGTGGGTGCCAATTGGGAGCACCACCACCTGAACCACCATTTATGTTAGTTTGATCATCTCTCGTCGAACCACCACCACCACCTAATGCAGTAAATCCAAATCCAGATGAATCACGCCCCTTTGATTGACCATTTCCTGAAGGTATTATACCACCTTGACCAACAACAATCGTTTGACTTCCGGATGTTACAGGTGTCGAACTATTATAGACTACACCACCACCACCGCCACCACCACCATTTTCATAAGTACCAAACTTATTATTACCACCCGAGCCACCCCCAGCAACTACAAGAACATCAGTACTCACGGAAGATGGCGGAAACCATGTATACGTCGTCTGTCCACTGGCTGTACTCCCTGATACTAAACTTCCAAATTCTGGAGGTACCTCGTGGGACAGTGTGTCTGCATATATTCGACCATTTAGTGCGGCATTTGCTCGGTTTCCGTCTCCATAGTGGTTATCGAAGTTCCCATAGTGGAACGCCACTATATGTTCTCCCGGGATTGGTCCTTGAACCTTTGAAGTTGAAACCCGTGGACTACCCGTAATAGAGGTCACGTGGTTCCCCTGTCCTGAAATATCCTTCCACGACGATACCGAACCACTTGTCACCTCCGCCGATAACCCAGTGTACCACCCAACAAGACCCGAGATGGTATTAGGTGAACGTGGGTCACTCATACTTTACAGGAATAAAAAAAACACTTATGTTATATGTCCAGTACATTACCTATCACGAGTGGTCTCGTTGGTTGGTATAGGGGAGAGGAATGGAACGGAACATCCTGGCCAGACCGTTCAGGTAACGGGAATAACGTAACTTCAATATATGGAAATGTAGAGTCACAGGGACGTTTCATATATGGAAGAACAAATGACTATATGGTTTTTCCATCCGCAATTTTACCATCTACGTACACACTATTTCATATAGCAAAATACAACGGACCTGCGAAAGAGAGAATATTTTGTTCAAATGATTCTGTAAATTGGTTGTCTGGTTTTCATGGTAGAAAATCGGGTGTTGCGTTTCACAACGTCAATGGCTGGGTAACCCAAAGTACCTCTACATCTTTTCCATTAAGCGACGTGCTTATTTCAACTGATCAAAAAGGACTTTACAGAGGAAACGGTACAAATTTAGTAGTTAATGCATCTGGTGTTTCTTGTAATCTAAGAATAAACGGACAATATGGCGAATGGTCAGATTGGGCAGTCTCCGAAGTCATAGTTTATAACCGGGAACTTTCTTTATCAGAAATTCAGCAAGTAGAAGCGTACCTAAATGTCAGAAATGGGGAAATTGATTCAGAATCTATTCAATCACATTTAGGTGGTTCTAACCCTATTGCTTTGAGTGAATATTACGGTACATCGGGGTATATTCCAGGAAGTGGAACTATAAGCTTAAATAACTTTAGACGTTTCGCACAAGTTCCCTTAATTGGAATCACACCTAAAAATTTACAGGTTTATTTGGATGCTGCGGACTCAAGAAGTTATCCGGGTACAGGTACGACGTGGTACGATATAAGTGGAAATGGAAGAAATGGAACATGGACCAGTGTAGACCACCAACGTAATTATTTTGAAGCAAACGGGAGGTCGTGTTCAGGTCCAGCATCGAATAGTTTTGGGATATATAATAGTTCGGGTTACACAGTGTTTATTATATTTAATCAAAACACACTCGTAAACACAGGTTCGTTTAAATTTTATAGTAGCAATAACACAAGCAATTATCGTGGTATATTTGCACACTCCACTTGGGGTAATGGCAGTGTATATTTTGACCAGGGTGGGTGTTGTGGAACTGATACAAGAATTGTAGGTAGTGGAACTCCATTACCAAATCCGACAGGTACGTGGCACAGTGTCGCTGTCGTTCGGGAAACGGGTTCAAGTACGAGGTATTTGTATATAGATGGTAGTTCAGTTGCGTCAACAACGGCTGCCGCTCTTGATATAAATCTCAATTCCACTGCTGTAAATTATGTAGGTGATACAACTAACTATGACGGAACATGGGATGCGAAGGTTAAGTGTTTTTTAGCCTATAACAGACATCTCACATCAGGTGAGATTTCAGCTCTTCATAACACTTTGATCATCTAAACTCCTCATCCAAAACTTTATACATATGGTCCCATGAATACTTTTCCCTTAGGTACTCACGAGCATTTGGGAGCTCATCTGGATTTTTGAAACAGTACTGGAGATGGTCCGCAAAATCTCTATAATCGCAAAGGGCGGTTTCTCCGTCATGGTTTTCAACTTCGCCGATGCGGATCCATAGTTTAGGTTCTACAAAATGGGCATATGAGCCCATAGTTTCCTTGAGGGCTGGGATACCCGTCACAACTTGAGGCCGGTTGAGGTACATGTGCTCCACTGGGGTCAGGCCAAAACCTTCACCTCTGGTAGTACTGATGCCGACGTCACCTGCGTTGTATATATCGTTGACTTCTTCGTCAGTTAAGTGCATCGGTTTTGGACTAATGAAGACGTGGTGAAACACCACATGCTCAGCATCTATACCTCTACGTAGACACTCAGTTCTTACGTTCATTCCAATATCGATACCATCCGCACGAAATGACATACATCCGCAATAGAGTTTGATACGAGGATTCATATTCTCACGCTGTAAAAGTTCAAGGAACGCCTTGATCGTGGTCTCCCATACTTTACGCCCGGAGTTACGATTCATATTTACCACGAGAAAATCATCCGATTTGAAACCGGTTTTCACTTTCGCTTCTTCTTTCGGGATATCAATGAAACGTTCGAAATCAATACCATGTACCATCGTACTCACCTTCTTGGGGTCGAACTTCAAATCGTCGATCATATGATCTCTCCAGCAATCGAGAAATGTCCATATGTGGTCAAAGTCATACTTTTTTATAATTTCGAAAGTGTCGACATTTTGCCAAGGGTATACAAGGTCCAGGTATACGTACTTTTTGGGGGGCATATGCTCAGGAGGAATGAGCCGCATGATATCTCTAACAACATTCATGTCGTTGTAGTGAAAGATAGCATCTGGCTTCTCTTTAATGAGACTTGGTACAATTCCCTTATCACCAAAGCCACCGATAGATTCAGGATCGAGTTCTATCGCGTCAATAAAACGAATTCTTGGATCTATAAATCGGTCACTTATTTGCTGTCCTTTATAATTCTGAAAGGCATAGTACACGACTTCAATACCAGGGATAGATGCTAAATGATTAACCAATTTATTAGCGACACGAGCGTACCCAGTTCCCTGATTACAGTGCGTACACATAAAGAAAATCCTCATCTTGTATTTATCGTACGAGTATTGTTTTTAACTTATATAATTGGCCTGGTTTCGTGTAAACTTAATTAAAAGAATGTTGATTTACAATAAACAATGGGTGTCGTTATCAACGAAACGATTACACTCTCCAATGGTCTTACTGCTACGAATCCATATGCTTCTCTGGGAGAGAATAACATTAGAGTGGAGAAGCGGGTGGATGAGGATATGAACATCGACCCAGAAATTCATGCGGAAACAGTGAAGACCACGACCAAGTACTTCCTCAGTGGTAGCTTCAACATGTGGGTGAGCCAGGCGCTACGCGCGAGTGGTTCTGAGGATATTGGTGGTTTTGATGTCACGATTGAATCCGATACACCCCTCACAGGGAACGTTTATGATCTTCTTTACAACAAACTCAAAACCATGAAGACCTGCACTGATGCGATTTAAACCATTCGTTCCAATCAACGAAGTTGATTGTCCCTTTCCTCCTCTTTCTTACAATTTGTGTCCCAGATTGTAAGTCTCCATCCCAAGTGACGAAGTCACTTGTATCTAAGCCAGGAAGAAACCTTTGGTTTCGACAGCTTAAAAATAAACTCTCTATATAATATAAAATGTCTGGTGGTATCGCCCAACTCGTCGCTGTCGGTGCTCAGGATGTGCACCTCGTCGGTCAGCCCGAAGTCAGCTTTTTCAGGTCGACGTACAAGCGTCACACGAACTTCTCCCAAACTGTCGAGCGTCAGGTCATTCAGGGCAACGTCTCGAACAACGGTATGTCCACCATCCGCTTCGAGCGCAAGGGTGACATGCTCAACTATGTCTACTTCATGCCCATCGGTGTTGATGGCAGCAACGAGCCCATCGCCAATGTCGTCACCGACTGGACCACTGTCATCTCCAAGGTGGAGCTCCTTATCGGTGGTCAGGTGATTGACGAACATGATTCCCTCTATTCGACCCTGATTGCCCCCACTCTCTCTGCGACCTCCTCCTCCAAGTCGGTTTCGGCGCAACTTTATGATGGACTCAGTGCTTCCAAGTTCTACCCCCTCCGCTTCGCCTTCTGTGAGAACTGGCAGACCGCCCTCCCCCTCATCTCCCTCCAGTACCACGATGTCGAGCTTCGCATCACTTGGGGTGCCCAGGCCGCCGCGACCAAGTGGGAGGTCTACGCCAACTACGCGTACCTCGATACCCAGGAGCGTGAACTCTTCGCTGCCACCCCCCAAAACATGCTCATCACCCAGGTGCAGAAGGCGACCGCCTCTCGCTCGAAGATTCAGGAGCTCAACTTCAACCATCCTGTGAAGTACCTGGCGGCGGCGAATGGTACCACCGTCAACATTCTGGAACCCACCAACAAACTCAAGCTTCAGATCAATGGCACTGATGTGGCCGATTTCAAGTTCGCCGACCCCAACTTCACCGACGTACCTCTCTACTACCACACGTCGAACTCCAAGAAGCCAGCCCAGAATAAGTCCCTCTTCTTCTACCCATTCTGTCTCGACTCCGGTAAGCTCCAGCCCACTGGTACCCTCAACTTCTCTCGCCTCGATTCGGCTCGCATTGTGAGCGACAAGAAGGAGAACAACGATGACATCTACGCCATCAACTACAACGTCCTCCGTATCGAGAATGGTATGGCCGGTCTTTTATATTCTAACTAATTAGTAAACAATGTTTTGGAAGATTGTCTTCCTCCTCGCCATCGTTTTTGTATTGACGTACGATCCTAACTCCAGGACACTCGAGAAGTTTGTCGGTCAGCCCATGGCTGCTCCATCGACAGAAAAATCGTGTGAACACGCGCATTACGAAGCCGTCCAATTCGCTCAGACACCTTACCAATGCCCTCCCACAGGGAAGACTAAGATGGGTGCTGTGATGTAAAATACTTAAAAAGTAAAGCCCCCACTATAGTAATGATTCCCGTAAACCGTGAAACTGTCTTGACTGCTGCCACTATCGTGTGCATTCTCGGTCTCGTGTACCTTTTTAAGGAACTCAACAAGACCAAGGAGGAGATGGGCAACTTCAAGAACTTCTCGGCTCAGGTTGTTCGTCACTTGAGTCCACCACCCCCCATGAAACCCCAGCCCGTCCCAGAGCCTGAATCTGAGCCTGAAGCTGAGCCTGAACCAGAGGAGGTAAAATCCGAGGAATAAACATATTCCCTTATTGTAACTTGCGAATGCGCAATGAAAAAGTACAAAGCAATCGCAATACCCGTGACGTTCGTTGACGATACGCCACGGTTCCTCACTGTGAGGGACTGGAGATTTAAGGATTGGATTTTTGTGACGGGTGGATGTAGGCGGAGAGAGATTTATAACCCCCTTCGATGTGCTTTGAGGGAACTTGAGGAGGAGACCAGGGGTGTGGTTGCCCTCAAGAATGGGGAGTACACCGAGTTTAAGTTTGTAGTCAATGAGAGTCCCACAGTGGAACTCGAGTACAATGTATTCATCTTTTTCGTAGACTACACGAGGTCTGAGCAGTTAACACAAATTCAGTGTTTCTATGATGAAAAGCGAAAGACGACCATCAAGAAAATCATGAATCAGCCCATCAGGAAGACCCATGACGAGAATGATTATATGAGTTACGATACCCTCGAGGAGTTTAACACACGTAAACGATGGAAGCTCATCGTGGACAATGTCCTGAACAACCCAGAATTTTACGCGTGTATAAGTTCTCCAGATAGAAAAACCTTTTCTATAAAATAATGAAGTCGAAGGCTTTCATTTTAAGACAAATCGGTGAACTCTTGGAAAAGAATCGAGGTCTCTGTGATGAGGAGATTGAGGAGTGGTACAAGGAGAATGAGGATAAGACTGTTTACGAGCTTCTCACGATAAAGAAACACTTAAGTCAATCCCAAGAATTTCAGGACGTCTCCACGATGAGATGGTTTAGAGAATAGAAGCCTTAATCAAATATGTTTAAAAAGTGGTGTGCAACCCAAGGGTTCAACAATGCATCCAAGCTATCACATGTGCTTATGGACGGAGGTAAACTCTCCGTGCCTTTTGATAGGTTGAATGAATTTTATGAAAAATATGTGGAGGCGGTGCAGTCTGGAGAGACGCTATACGTCGTGGAACAGAAGACGGAGACGTACAACTTTTTCGTCGATATCGATTACAAAGCTCCCGAGGCTCTCGGAATTGATGATATTCAAGACATCTCCAAGGTTATATGTGACACAGTCAAGGGGTATGGTGGGAAGGACTGTATCGTCTCGGTCGCCATGCCTCGAGAGAGTGGAAATCTCATCAAGACTGGTGTACACTTGAATTGGGTGGGCTTCGTTGTTGACCAGACATCGGCACTCACTCTCAGAACCCACATCCTTGTTGCACTCTCGAAGTTTAAGGGAACCATAAAGTGGGATGACATTGTGGACTCTTCTGTCTACGGAAACGCCAAACGGAAGACAAAGGGGAGTGGATTTCGTATGCCGTGGTCACATAAGATGGAAAATAAGGTGACGCATCTTCCGTATCTACCCTTGTTCAGATACACGAAGGAACCTTTTTCAACCCTCATTCGCATCAACCAGGAACCAAGTGTCGAGATTCTTAAGATGGCTGTCGTACGTACAGATGCACCACAAAATGTTGTGATTGACGGTGATACGACACGGAAAGAGGGTTCTTTTACCGAAGAGCAGACGAAGGATGAGGTTCACGATGAGATGTTGAAGAATTCCATCGAGACGTTCGTCAGGAAGCATATGGAGGGACAGGGTGATGCATACGTCACTAAAATCTTCAAACACAAAACGTTGTACCTGGTGTCAACGACGTCGAGGTATTGTGAGAATCTCAAGAGGAAACATAATTCGAATCATGTCTGGTTTATCATCAGTGGAAGACGTATCTTGCAGAAATGTTTCTGTAACTGTCCAACTCTCAAAGGTAGAAGGGATGGCTTTTGTAAAGACTTTTGTGGACGTCATCACGAACTCCCCAAGGACATCTTCGAAAAGTTGTATCCAGAGAAGGAGGAGATGAAGAAGTGTCCAGAAATCAAGAAACCCCAGGAGAAGCCGAAACCCACCACCAATGTCAGACCTCAACTCGAAGCATTCATAAATAAGTTCATGAAAGCAGACCAAAACACAGGAATCGTTACTACGACGAGTAAGAACGGAGTCATGACAGTACTCACGACATCAAACTTTTGCGAAACAATCGGTGATAGACACGATGATAAACTCATGTCTTACGTAATCAAGAAGAATCAAATTACACAGAAATGTCCTAATTGCACATGTTCTAAGGCAAGAACACATGTTTTGCCTCAGAGTATTGTAAAGCTACTTAAACAGTAGTGTACTTAAAAACTCAAAATGATTACTCGTTCAGGACGTAAGATAAAGAAACCCGAATTGTTTGTACCAACTGAGGATGTCGTAAATGATGATTATGGTGATGAAGAGCATGATACTGACTTCGATTCTGACCTCGACACCGAAGATGAGGAATATAGCTCCGAAGAGGATGAGGACGACGAGGAAGACATGGATGAGAATGGAAATCTCAAGGATTTCATCGTCGATGATGAAAGTGAGTCAGAAGATGCTTAAAAAAAACAAATTCTATATTAGAAAATGGAATCTGAAATTGGTAATCCCATTGAATACAACCCTACCCTCGACCCTTTAAATCAGGATAAGATGGAAGAAGAGCATCAAGAACAGCAGCAGCCTTACTACATGGACTACCCACCTCCACCTCCACCTCCACCCCGAGAATCGGATAAGTTTGACTTTTCCAATATTGACAAGTCTACGTGGATTATCGCATTCGCAGTATTTCTTTTAGGCTTTTTTATGGGGAAAACCATGCAGCCAGTGATACTCAGATACACTTGAGTGTGGGACAAAGGTTCCGATGTCCCCATATATAGGTTCAATTTTACCAGTCTCATCGCGGTGCATTAATGGTGAGGGGTACATTGGGTGAATAAACGCATCACGTGTATCCTCAATAAATCCGGCAGTCGTAGAAGCCTCAGGCTCGGTTACTGTTTTGTTTTTTAAGTTATATCCTGGTTTAAAAAACAAAATAAAGAAGGCACCTACCAACAGTATGGTGACGATAATTGCAAACATCCCCGTTTACTGTATACATACATTTTTTCTAAAAGTGATATTTTAGAGAAATTGGGTGTAGTGTATCGATTCATTTTTAATTTTCTCCCTCCTCTTCCTCTTCCTTCACGTCTTCAAGCTCACGCTTCTTGCGACGCTCCTCAACCTCCGCAGCAACGATAGCGTCAGCCTCTTTGACAAGCTCTTCCATGGGGGTGTCGGGCTTCTCCTTCTTGAGACGCTCAAGAACATCGGCGGGGTGAGAAATGGGTGCCTCATCGGACTTTGTATAAAACTTGGAGTTCTCATCGCCGGGACTAATCGTATTTTTAGCCATCGCCTCCTTACGCTCGTTGAACATACGAGCCGCCTGAGCCTGATTCTCCTTGTAACCAACCATAATCTCTTCGAGCTTTTCGTTGGTGTAATGAACATCCTCAATCTTCGTGGGGTCAGGTGGAATGAGAAGCCACTTGTACATGTCTACAACATAGATGTCAAAAGTGGGGTCCTCCTTCTGAAGACGCTTGGCGTGGTTCGCTGCCTCGTCACGTGTTGCGAAAGCTCCACGAATCTTGATACCAAACTTATCACTCTTCTGGGGCGCCTCAGGTCCAATGATAGAGAGACACGCAAAAACCTGCCCGGGGACGGTGGTGTAGTCAGTTTCGAGAGACATTATGACTATTTTAGTAGTTAAAACTTTAAGCCAATGTTAATGTAACATGCATCCATTTTGGGATAAGCAACCCGTACCACGAGAAGGGGTCGGTTCGGGTGAAATTGAAGACACACGTGAAACTTCTAAGAAGACTACGAAACTTCCCGAAGGTTTTGTGTGGTCATCATGCAGTCTCAAAGAAGCTTGTGCCTTCCTCAATGCACACTATGTCGGAAATGACACATTCCGCATGGGATACAATGTCGATAACCTGAAGTGGTCTGTAAATGATAGTGTGGCTATTCGCCAATGTGATACAAACGAACTCGTCGGATACATCTCAAGTGCACCAGTGACTATGCGTGTCGAGACGAAATCTGTGAACATGGTACAGATTACGTATCTGTGTGTACACAAGGCATACAGGAGTATGAATTTTGCCCCGATACTCATCACTGAAATTAAGCGTCGTGCCAACAGAAAGGGGGTATGGCAGGCGATTTACACTGCACAGACCAAGATTCCTACACCGATAACTAAAGCGCACTATTGGCACCGTTTTCTAAATGTCAGACGTTTAGTGAAGACTGGATTTCATCAAACAAATCGACTTCGTGAAAGTTACTATGAAGTGCGGGGTCCATGCAAGTGTCTGTGGAGAAAGATGACTCCAGAAGATGTACCAAAGGTGACTCGACTTCTTCAGGAATACATGTCTAAGTTCAAAGTCGCACCTATCATAGATGAGACCTATGTGAAGACATGGCTTCTTCCAATTCATTCGTACGTAAACGATACGACAGATGACTTCATTTCATTCTATGATGTACTGTATGACCGTATTGATGGTACCGATAGCGTTAGACAGGTGTACAAATTTCATATCGTGGGTGATGTCTACAACGATGCCTTCCTCCTCGCGAAGAATTTGGAATATGACGTCTTCAATACCCTTGATGTTGGGGTTGATACAGACTCTTTAGAAAAGTTGAAATTTCTTAAAGGGACTGGATTCGTGTATTACTATTTGTGGAACTGGAACCTTAGTGAACGCATCGAGCCTAAAGAAATCAATCATATCATCCCATAATGAGGATAGGTGGTACAGGAGGTGCGAACACCAATGCGAGTGGAAGACCCTTTGAGGAGTGTTTTCGACCCACTGGAACGCGTATCATCGGTGGTAAATCGTTCACGTACTTTACCCAAGATGAGTTTGTCAGGCATATGAGAGACCTCAAAGACCCACAGTGGGAACATAAGAAGAAACCCGACGGCGCTCTCGTCAGTGATGATAAGAAGACCATCTTTATCATCGAGTGTAAGCATCAGATTGTTCCAGGTTCCGTTGATGAAAAAATTCGAGGTGGACCATGCCTCCTCTATGAGTACAAGAAGCTTTACCCAACCGTTGAAAATTTCAACTTAATGTTTATTGTCAATGACTGGTGGTTTAGTAAGAAAAAATATGAAATTCCTATCGGGTTTAACGAAGAACACGGGATACCGGTATTTTTCGCGAAACATGATTCAAAATGGAAAATTCATTTAAGGAACTGGACCCTTTACCCAGCTTTCTACAGTGTCGATGAAGAGGCTATTTTTGAGTGGATGACGAAACAAGTACTTCAGTCGTCGTAGAGTCAGGTTTCTTTGAATGTATCGCACGCCTTGCTTGTAGTTCCTTAATGTTGTAATCAGAAAATGCCTCAGTCACCAAATCAACCTTCGCGTTGCTCATGACAAAGTCTGCCCCTGAGTTCTTAGTTAATTCAAATAAATCCTCATGGTCTTTCAATCCGAAGCCATCTTTCGTATATCCCACGAAAGATGTTTTCGTCTCTGGCGCATAAGGTGGGTCGAGGTACACGAAGTCACCCTTACCCACATTTTTGAATGCCTCCCTAAAGTCACATTGCCTAAACTCCACATTCCTGATGAGTTCACTCACACCAATAAGTTCGTCGAGTGTCATGAGTGTGGGTGTCGTCTTGTAATGACCATAAGGTACGTTGAATCCGTTTGGACCCTCCCTATACACACCTCTGAAACACGTCTTGTTGAGAAACACAAACATCGCTGACCGCTCGGGGGTCTCCTCCTTCTTGGTGTTAAACTTCTGACGAGTCCAGTAATAGTAATTTTCTTTGGACTGTTTCGCCTCAGATACGGTCTTCGGTGAGCGATTGACATCAGAGCCTTTACATGCATCATATTCTGTGAAGAGCTTCTTGAGGTGTTTATGTACAACCTCTGGGCTTGTTTGGATATTCTTATACAATTCGATGAGAGACCCATTGAGGTCATATGCACATACTTTGCCTGTGGCAAGACCTTGGGAGAGGATGCTCAAGAGAACACTTCCACCACCGACGAACACTTCATGATAATCCCTAATTTTTGTAGGAAATGAACCTAAGACATCACTCAAAATCTGTGATTTACCACCAACCCATTTGATAAAAGGTTTCATGTTTTGATTTCACATTAAAGTTTTAACCTCATCATCAAATATGGAAGAGATTCGAAAGAACCACAACGACGCCAAGAGAGAGTTGATACAATCGGTGACACAGAAGGGGTATCACATTCTCGATGTCGGTTGTGGTTTCGGGGGTGACCTTCAAAAATGGCACAAGTGTGGAGCAAACATAAATATGTGTGACCCAGTCCCCGAGGCACTAGAGGAGGCGCGGTCTCGGGCCAAAAACATGCACATGCGTGTCAATTTCTACGAGGGTGACATCCATCAATGTCCAAACAGAAAGTTTGACGTCGTGTGTTTCAACTTTTCACTTCACTACATTTTCGCCTCCAGGGAACTCTTCTTCAGTTCGATACGTGAAATCAAGAAACGTATGAAAAATGGTGGCACCTTCATAGGCATCATACCAGATTCTGAAAAGATATTTTTCAATACCCCCTATCAAGACGAGAGTGGAAACTTTTTCAAAATGCGTGACCACGGGAATGGGGGATTTGGTGAAAAGTTGTGGGTAAATCTGGTGGACACACCATACTATGCAGATGGACCCAAACCTGAACCAGTGGCGTACAAAGACCACCTGGTGACACACCTAGAAGAATTGGGTTTTAGGTTACATCTTTGGGAGGGGCTAACAGGGAATCCCATCTCAGAGTTGTATAGTAAATTTATCTTTGTTTATAACAGATGATTGTTTTGGCTTTACTTATCCTCGTCAACTTGTGGCTTCTTCAACAGACCCAGCAACCTCGGGAACTCGTGGAAGTCAAAGAAAAGTACAAAGTTCTCAGGGAACACCTAAAGGAGACCAAGAATGAAAAGTATCACATGCTGTACCGTTGTATCCCAATCACGGGTATGAAACGGATGGATGGTTCGGTGGGTTCGAACACGAACAAGGGTGGTGAGATTGTCGTGTGCTTGGATGGTAACACTAATGAAATCTTCCATGTCTTGATTCATGAACTGACACATTGCACTGTTAAGGAATATTCACACTCTCAAGAGTTTTGGGACAACTATACCGAACTTCGCGATATGTGTATAGAGTTGGGTATCTATGAGCATATACCAGATAAAACCAAGTTCTGTGGTCAGCACATTCAGGATAAATAATATCGGTCTACTTTAAATGAAAACACCTCTGAGTTTTTTATTGATGGCTATCACCTACTGGATAGCTATATATGGTGTGACTCTCGTTCCTCAACATGTGGATAACTACCAGTTCAATCTATTTTGGTTGACCCTCGTCATCCCCAACGTTCTCCGTCTCGTGGTTGGAAACATCCCACGACTGGCAGTTGACCGCCTTTTCTTCCTGTCTACGACATTGATTGCCTGGGCATTGACTTATAGCATTAACTTAATTTCTAAGGAGACGAAGGAGGGTATTAAGAGTTCTACTGCTGACAAAAGTAAGAAACTGAAAACGAGTTTCTTACTCATGGGGACATTCGCAGCTGGTGCGTTGATTACATATTACGTGGGTATCGATACCTCAATCTATAGCAATATGGGTTGGGAAACACCTGTTTAAGGCTTGACGATGTAGTCTTTCACAAAGAAGAAAACAATAGAAGCCACGGCGCCAGTGGCGGCTAGACCAACCACGCTCCTACCCCCCTGTTCGTTAAGGAACTTGGGGATAGAAGTCGCCAAACGGTCTTGTACAGGCTTGCTCACAGCGGCGGCGGCACACACACCCGCAACGAGAGCAACGAGCTGGTCATCAGTGAGGTTCAGGGGGTTCTTCTTAGTGGGTTCCTGTACCTGTTGGGGGGAAGGATACGCACCCTGGGGTTGAGGAGCAGTCATTTGAGGCATCATACCCTGCATCCTGGGTTCATCAGTCATAATAGGGGGTTCCAGCATGATATCGTTAATGGGAGTGGAGTCCATCGTCTCTTTACTTTGACTCATATTTTTTTCAGATGTAAAAGACACAGATGGGTTAGTGTTGAGGGGAACCATTCCTTCTCCGTTATCTGATAAATTCATGGTATTCACTTGGTCTGAAGCCATTTAGTATAGTCATATGTTTTTGAATCCAAATCTCAACGCGTCTTTGTGATTTTGAGGTTTGTCTTTTTTGTTGCCTTCTTAGCATCATCCTCCTTCTGCTCCAAGTGTTTGGGGTTGTACATCTTCTTGTGTAGTCGCCAAAGATCAGGACCCCCAACCCTAAAGTTTTTCCTGATGGTCGCCTTGTACCAAAACACACAATCCTGAATCTTGTTAGACTTGACTGTATTGTCTAACACGAGACACTCATAGTTTTCAGTACAGGCATCCATGACTTTACAAAACATATCGAACGACGGAAAAATACCAAAGAAGGATTTGTAAAGTTTCTCTCTGTTTTGAATAATGTTCTCCCTGAGTATAAACACGTAGTCAACATTAGCTCTAAGCGCTGGTGGTAAATCCATCACATACTGCATTGTCAACATGAAGAAAATCTTCCAATGACGACCATTCATGAAACATTGACGAATACATGTATCCTTCAGGAACTTTGAGTCATACATACAGTCATCTAGAAGCATGAAGGCTCCACAATTATTCTTTCCCGCACCCACCAACTTTCTCTGCCTCGCCATCACCCGCTCTATAGCGTCTCTGTCATAGTCACCGTAAATGAACAGGTCTGGAATGAAATCAGAATAAAAGTGATTTCCTTCCTCTGTACCTGACAGTACAATACCTGCTGGAAGATGTTTCTTATGGAACATGATATCCTTCACAAGTGTCG